GCATCACAGGTAAGTGTACCTATATATCCAGGTCTAAATAAAGAAGAAGTGATTGATATTTTACAAAAACATTGGAGTAATGGTAATGGTTCATCTAATTCCGTTTTATAAAGACGCAAATTTTAAAATAAAAGAAGCACCGGAAATCATTGACTTTGTGAAGAAAAAACGATATGATTATCACAAATACTTAGAGTGCTTAACAGAAACATTTTACAGGTATAATCCTGAAGGTAAATTATTATTGTCAACAGATATGACTACCAATCCAGTTAATTATCAAGGTGAATACTACAGACAAGACACAAGTGATAAAACAATTATACAATCAAAGGTATATAATGAAACAAGATTAATTTGTGATGATAATGGTATAAACGAAAATATTATTATGTGTGGTACAGACCACTTAATTAACAGAAAGTTAGATAAAATATTTTTAAACCAAGACTTTGATATTAAAATACCTATAAGAAAAACTGCTAGAGTAAACAATGCAATGATAGTTGTTAAAAAGGTAACTGATAATGTTAAGAGATTTTTTGAGTATAGATATGAAAGATTTATATCAGATGCAGGTAGTGACCCACATTGGGATTGGTACGGAGACCAAAGAACTTATGATAAAATATTAAGAGAAGAATTAAATTTATTACCTGTGCGTGAACCACCTCAAAAGTTTCCTTATCAATTGGGTTCCTATGAGGTCAGAGGTTGTAAAGTAAAACTCATAGAATACGGCGGAAATGAGTGTGGTAGTTTCGACATATGGCCTAACCATAGAAGAGGTTTTGACAACAATACTTATTTTTACGATTTTAAAGGGAAGAGGAAAGAATACTTCTTCTCATCATATGAAAAAGAGAGGAGAAATTATGAACGACAAAGAAAAAAAGAAGATATACGAGTGTCACCCTAATACGGGTCAAATAAGATGGAGATATGTGGGTGAAAACCCAGATGATTATGGTTACCCTAATTATGGTAATATGTTGAATAAAAAAGAAACTTGGGGTAAGATGCCACCTCCACCTTTAAATGAACCAGTAAGAACACCTGATGCTCCTTGGATAGACGAAAGAGTAAATGAAAGTGAAAGTCATAAACTATTGAATGAGGATAAAAATGATGAACAAGAAGATAGGCAATTATCTTTTCCCTTCAAGTGATATACACTTCGAAAGATGGATATTAGAAGGTGAGTATCAAGCAAAACAAAGAGATGCTCTCTTTGAATTTATGGATGACCGAAGAAAAATAGAATATATTATTGACGTAGGTGGACACGTTGGATTATGGTCAAGACCTATGATGCGAAGAGCAGACACAAAATATATTTGGGCGTTTGAACCAAATAAAACAGTAAGAGAATGTTATGTCTTAAATATGGGTGGTTTTAATAATTACTCTATCTACCCATATGCTCTAGGTCACAAAAATACTAAAGGGCATTTGAATGTGGAAAATGATAACTCTGGTAATACTAATATACATCCTACAAAAACTGGTAATACTGAGATTAGAACTTTAGATAGTTTTGACTTTAGAAATGTTGATTATATAAAAGTAGATGCTGAAGGTTATGAATACAATATTGTGCAAGGTGCAACTGAAACAATAAAAAGATGTAAACCTTTTGTGCATTTAGAAATGAAATCAAAAAGAATGCGACATTCTACAGATGATTATACAAAGTTATTAGATAAAGTAAATTACAAAAAAGTTTTTAGCATAGGTGCAGAGGTATTATATGATTATAACGCATAAATTAGCATGGGATAAATGTTTATCACATCAAATATTTCCTCTTATAGAAAAAGGGTGGAAAGATGAAGATAGACCCATACATTTCTTTTGGGGATTAGCAGGTAAAAATAGAGGTGAGATTGCGAAGTGTGTGGAGAAACAAGAAGAATGGTATTATATTGATATAGGTTATATTACAGACGAAATTACTCGATATCCTGCACCAAAGATTACAAAACCTGATACAACTTACTTTAGAATAGTCAAAGGTGGTTTACACACTATTAAAGGAAAAGTAGGTGATGGTAAACGATTAAAAAGATTACAAACAGAGGGTTTAGATGCTGAATTTAAAGGTTGGTACACAGGTGATACAAAACATGTATTAATCTGTCCTTCATCACCTACAGTAACACAACAACTTAACAATATGACACAAGAAGATTGGGTGTTTGAAGTTAAAATGGAGTTAGAAAAACATACTGATAGAGAACTTATTGTCAGAAACAAACCGAGACCAGGAAATGAATGGTGGGGAACTAATATAAGAGAACAATTAAAAGATTGTCACTGTTTAGTAACAAATATGAGTATAGCATCTGTAGACGCAATATTAAATAGAGTACCTGTAATAACTGATGGTAGAAATGTATCATGGGCGGTAGCATCTAGAGAACCAAGATTTGTAGAAAAACCCTTCAAACCAGGTAAAAAAACGGTAAATGAGTGGTTAAAATTTATTACCGAGCAACAATTTACTATGGATGAGATAGAAAATGGTACTGGATATAAAATATTGAAAGAACAAGGTGTAGTTAGTGATTAATTTCTGTTGTGTGTTATATGGAGAGAAATATAGCACTGATTATGTACAAAACTTATATAATATGGTCAAAAGACATCTAACTGTTGAGCATAAGTTTTATGCTTTTTCTGACAATGTACGACTAAAAAAACTAATAGATGGTGATATTATCGTAAAAGAGTTTCCTCTACACGATATGCAAGGGTGGTGGAACAAAATGCAGTTATTTCACCCAGAAAATGGTCTATCAGGTTTAAATCTCTATATGGATTTAGATGTAGTGATTCTTAAAAATATAGACTGTTTTGCACGTTTTTCAAATAAATCTTCATTTAATATTACATCCGACTTCAATGGTAGAAAAATATGGTATAATTCTAGTTTAATGAAATGGGATAGTGAAACCATGAAACCTATATTATGGGATGAATTTATTAAGGATAGAAGTCACTATTATAGACTACAAGGTGACCAAAATGCTATTACTGAGTTGTTAAGACAGAATAAGAAGTTTCACCATGAGAATGTAAAAACTTTTCCTAATGATTGGACTAACTCATATAAGTGGTTTGATAGAGATGACCCTAGATTTAGTAAGAATCTATGGACTTTTGAGCAAAAACCAGACAGTAAAGTAGCAGTTTTTCACGGATATCCTAAACCTCATCAATCTGAAGAAGAGTGGGTAAAAAACAACTGGAAATAAAGTGTTGACATTTTCACTGGTTGTGTTATTATAATAGTATACTGATTCGTTAACAATAACAAAAGGAAAAAATTATGTCTACTATGTATAATAATGATGATATTTACCAATTAATAAATGAAGACGTTGCACTGGACGTTGATAAAGTTAAAGTCGCCACAGACAAGATTGATGTTCAAATGTCGATTTTAGTTGATACCTTGAAGAAAATGCAAGTTCAACTGAACATTCTTCAAGAAGATAATTCAATGATGAAATCAAAACTTGATAGCATTGAGCAAGATATTTTATTAACCTAATTGAGAGGACACTATGGACTATTCAAAACAATTCAATAAACAAAGAACTGAATTCTTTGCTACACTAATAAAAAGCATTGACTTTAAGTCTTTTAAAAGTCAAGAGGACTATGAAAAGACTATAGAGGGTGTATATATGACTATGTTTAGACATAATACAGAAGGTCAATTTGTTTATGAAAACCCTAATCCTAACGCAGACAATGATGATGCGTGGTTAGTAGGTGAGACCTATGATGATGATGACAGAAAGAAAGTGCTTGACATTATTCACAATAAGGTGTAATATAATAATATAAACAATAAATGATTCGAAAGGACTAATTATGACACTAACAAATACACAAAAAATAGAATTAGAAAATCAAGCATATTACATATATAATGAATTTCAAGCAACTATGGCAGGTCAAACAATGTCTGACTTAGATGCTTTAGAAAGTCATTTCAATAATGTCGCAGATGAACTTGGAGAAAATAAAGAAGACCTTTGGGATAAATGTGAAACTATGTTTGAACAAAATATCAACATATAGGAGTAATATAAATATGGGAATGATGGATGATGCTATCCGTGAAACTGTACAGGATAAGAAAAAAATGATTGATGACGATAAAATATTTGATGATGTTTACCTTGCAAAAGTAAAAGAAAGAGTTAGAACATCTTATGGTGATTTTACTACTGTAGGTAGTACCGATTTACAAGAAATAAAAGAAATATTAAAACATCTAATAAAAAAACTTGACAAAATATCAGGAATGAGTTAAACTGATTCGTATATTATGAAAAAATTGACAAAAAAACAAAGATTACAAAAAGCACAGAATGAGCATAGAAAGTTTTTACTATCTATGGGTTTGAACATAAACACTAGAAATAAAGTTATTATTAAGCAAAGATTAGGAACACCGTTTCCTGATTTGTCTACAAAAGAAACATATAAATTAAGCAATAACATATCAGGTATTGGTAGAAAGAAATGGTCTCCTAGTGAACCTTATATTCCTGCTGGTAAGACTGTTGGTATAGGGTACAATAAAGGTACATATCAGTTAGTTGATGGTTCTGATATAATAACAATGGGGAGAAAAGTATGAGTGATTTTAAATTAACTGTATCTGATTTTGATGACTGTTCTACTATAATATGCATAAGTGAAAAAGCAAGAAAATTTTGGAATATGAGAGAGTATTCTAAATTTGTGGTTGTAGGTAATTCTGTGAATAACCTATATGTTATTAATAATTATAATAGAAGGAAAATTTGTAATGAAATTCGTGAAAATGATATGGATTTTACTAACTAGTTTAGCACTTGTTAATTGTGCTAGTCGTTCCGAGATAGGTGCAGTAGTGGGTGGTGCATCAGCGACATACAGTTGTGTAGAATTTTTAAGTAATAATCCTTATGTAGCAGGTGCGTGTGCTATAGCAGGTGCATTTGTTGGTGCAAATGCTATGTATAATGATGACCAAGATGTACATAATGCACAATTCGTAGACCATTTAAATAATGCAGGTTCTAGAACACACTATACTAACTGGTTCAATCAAAAAACTGGAAATAGTGGTATAATAAGAACATCTAATACCTATATGGAAGGTCCACTAGTCTGCAAAGATTATGACTCAACAATAGATATATCTCCGACATTTCCTATGTACGGATATGGTAAATCTGGTAGAAACGTAACACACGGTGTTGTTTGTCAGTTACCTGATGGAAGATGGGTGCATAGATAATGAATAACTTTTTTAAAATAATGTTTGTTGCATTTTTTGTTTTAATTGCAATAATATCACTAGTGAGAGATAGTAATGCTGGTGATGATATACTATATCAAAAAATAGTACCTTCACAAAAAAATGTAGATGGTCAACATTGTCTTATAAAAACTATCATTAGACAAAAAGATGATACTATTACTAAAGAAGAAGTATTAGAATGTGCTGATGGTAGAAATAGATTAGATGGTCCTAGTTATTGGGAAATCTTTGCAGAATTTTACTATAGAGATGTATCTGCTCCTGAATATTGCAGATACTATAGTAGAGGTAGACATGCATTTAAAAGTGCTGGTAAAACTTGTTTAAAAACTAACGGAAGGTGGGAAGTCAAATGATTAAGAATATTATAATAGTGGGATTACTTGCGTGGGTAATCTATTTAGCAGGTCTGTCGAATTTTTTTGATAGCATACGAACCACGGTTGACAAAGTAGAAGAAATAGTCGATAATAAAGATAAAATTATAGACGAGTTTAATATAACTGATAACGAGAGTGAGGAAGAATAATGAAATATTTTATAATGATAACAATTTTAATTGTACTAGCAAGTTGTAGCAGTAAAAATTACTCTATCAAAAGTGAGAGTGGTAAAGTAGTTAACACAGTACCTAGTTGGTTTATGGCAGATATTAAAGAGTCTAAAGCATGTGATTTATCTATGTGGACAAAGAAAGATAATAGTAAACAATGTATCTATGGTATGGGCACTGCGGTGTCACCAAGTTTAGACCTTGCTATAGAGAAAGCAAAGTTAAAAGCAAAAGCAGATTTGGCAGATTTAGTTAAAGGTCAAATGAATAAGCAATCAAAAATATTTGCAAAGGAAGTTGGTGCTAGTGTAAAGAATAAGAAAGTAGCAAATGATTTTGAAACTGTAACAGTCAATGAAATTAAAGCAACTGTAGTAAAAGGTTATGAAATATTTGAACAAGATGTTACATTAACTGTTAATGGTAATTATAGAGCATGGGTAGGTTTAAGATTACCTCTTGGTGAGTTTAATAAATTGTATGAATACAATGCAGAGCAAATATTAAATGCTTACAAAGTGCAAGATAAATCTAAAGAAGCATACTCTAGTCTTATGAATAAAGACGAAGGTTCAGATGAAAATAGAAATATTCAGTAAACCTGATTGCATCTATTGTGATAAGTCCAAGACTCTATTAAAGGGTCTTGGATTTACTTATATTGAGAGCAGTATTAATGATTTTGAAAGTAAAGAGCAGTTTCTTGAGGCGATAGGTAAACGTGTAAAAACTGTTCCTCAAATTAAAATAAATAGTAAATTAATTGGTGGTTATAATCAATTAGTAGAATACTTTGCTGATAAAGGTAAAGTAAATTTTAAAGGAGAGATTATAAATGAGTAAAGATAATATAATAAAATTTCCTAAAAGCAATATAAGAGAAGTTAAGATAAGAGATATAGCAAAAGATATTGCAAATCAAATGACACAAATAAAAGAACAAAGAGAATTAATAGACGAACAAAAAAAATATATCATAGAAAGTATTTTGAATGACATAAGATAATATAATACAATTTCCAGGTAAACCTTTTGATAAGAAAAAAATAATTACAGACAAAAAAGAAGTATTAAAGATATCAAAAGAAATAGAAGAACAACAAACAAGAGAGTTTGTGGAAGCATGTGTTGATGATGTTGCATTACATTTAATAAGATTTTTCTATGATTTAAAAATACAAGTGAACTCACCACAATTTACAAGAGATTTTGCTATGGTAATTGATACAATTAGAGGTTTAGTTTATAGAGATTTTGGTACAAAGCATCCATCTCAAAAATTAGTAGATGAGATAGTATCACTTTTTACAAGCAAGACCAGAGGACCTAGTGCAAAAATAGATTACAAAAGAATTTTAAAAAACGTGAAAGACCAAAAGAAAGAAGCATTTAGCAAAACATTAAAAAAAGATTTAAAAGAGATTGACGAAAATGATGGTGTAGGATTTGACCCAGATTTTGATGTATAAATATCCATATGAATTGAAGGAGAAATTATGGTAGATAATAGATTTAGAGTAGAAAATTTAAACAACCCACCTGGACAACCAAAGGGTAAAGATAATCCAAACTTAATATCCAGAAAAAGTATGGAAGCATTTGCTAGAACATCTGGTAAAAGCAGTAAAGCAACATATCACGAGATATTAAAAAGAATTAACAATGCAAAAGATAAACCAAAAAAGTTGCAGATATTAAGAGATTACGATAGTGAACCATTAAGAATGTTAATGAAGGGTGCATTTGACCCTAGTATTAAATGGGATTTACCGACAGGTACACCACCATACAAAGCAAACGAGGCGCCAGTTGGTACACAACATACTTGGTTAGCAGATGAGTCAAAGAAATTATGGCACTTTTTAGTAGGTGGTAATCCTGGTTTATCAAAAACCAGAAAAGAAACAATGTTTATTCAAGTTTTAGAAAATTTGTCTAAAGAAGAAGCAACATTATTAATTAATATTAAAGATAATAAATTAAACAAAGCATACAAAGGTCTAACTGCTAATTTAGTAAAAGAAGCATTTGGATGGAATGATGAATTTATGAGAAAAGCAGATGTCTAAATTAATACGTTATAAACTAGAAGTTCCTGGTGGTTCATATGAACACAGTAATTTGACAATACTAATTCTAACAATATTAAAGCATAGATTTACACACTTGATAAAAGACGGTAAATGGATGGATTGATGCGACCAGACGAAGATATAATAAGAGATATCAATGATATCATTAAAAGACAGATACAACCATCTGTAGAGATGCATGGTGGTGTCGTAACTTTAGAGAAATATGAAGATGGTGTAGCAACTATGTTTATGAGTGGTGCTTGTAGTGGTTGTGCATCATCTGATTATACTCTCCAACAAGGTATTTTACAGTTATTACAACATTATATACCTGAAATCAAAAATATTCAAAAAATAGAAGACCCTAATTCGACTGTAGACCCATATTTTACTTGACATTTAC